GGATACGACACTCGCTCTTTTGCTGAACCTATGCGAGAATCGTTATATAAGCTAAACCCTATTGTCCACGTTACTGAAGGTGTTTTTAAACTTCAAGGATTAGTAGACGCATATGGTTGGGATGTTGCAAAAGTTCAATACCCAGAGATTCGTCGTTTGCTTCAGGTCTTTGGTACAGAAGTTGGACGTGAAATGTTTGGTGAAGATTTTTGGGTAAATCAAGCATTTAAAGGTATTGAGCGAACTGACTTAATTGCTTTTACAGATTGCCGTTTTCCAAATGAAGCTCAAAAGGTTAAGGAAATGGGTGGAGAAGTTTGGCGTATTGAGCGTACAGGTATAGATGCTGTTAACAGCCACCCTTCAGAGCATTCTCTTGATGATTGGGAGTTTGACCGTTATATTTCTAACGGCGGTACTCTTGAAGACCTTAAGAAAACTATCAAGGTAACTCTAGATGACGTTCACGGGTAAACTTCTTCCCTATCAACCTGAAGCTGTTGACCGCATGTGTCAACGTCAAAAGATGTTGGTTGCTTACGATTTAGGTTTGGGTAAAACTGTCTTAACAATTGCTGCTATTGAGCGCTTGATGGATTCACGCAGTATTGAAGAGCCTGGTTTGGTAATCTGTTTATCTTCCCTTAAATATCAATGGGCTAATCAGATTGAGAAATTTACCGATGGCACTTCACGCGCTTTGGTCATTGATGGAACCAAAGCTAAAAGAACAGAACAGTATGAAACTGCCTACGACTGGAAAAACACCAGAGTTGACTACATCATCCTTAACTACGAGCAAGTTGTTAACGATTGGGAATACGTTAAGGACCTCCCAAGAGGATTTGTAGTACTTGACGAAGCTACGGCTATTAAGTCTTTTAAGTCTAAACGAGCTAAATACGTTAAACGCTTAAGGTCAGCCCCTTATAAGTTTGCTCTTACGGGAACACCTATTGAGAATGGTAAGCCTGAAGAGCTGTTTAGTATTATGCAATTCATTGACGATTCTGTGCTTAAAGACTTTAGAAAGTTTGAAGACACTTTTATTGTCCGCAATAACTGGGGTGCAGTGCTTCGTTATAAAAACTTACCGTTGTTTCACGAGTTAATGAAAGACGCATCTGTTCGTAAAACTCAAAAAGACCCAGATGTTGCACCTTACCTACCAGATGCTATTCACAAAGACCCCATCAAGATTGTCTTTGACAGAAAATGCTCAAAGCTTTACGAAAAGATTAAAAAAGATTTACTAGCCGATTTAGATGAGGCTCAAGATTTATTCGGTGGTTCTTTTAATCTGTTGGCTCATTATGGCGTTGAAAGCACTAGAGGTGGTGCAGAGGACGCTTGGCGTGGAAAGATTATGTCTAAAGTGGGCGCCCTAAAGATGCTGTGCTCACATCCTGATTTAATACGCACCAGCGCTAAAAAGCATCACTCTGATGGCGTAGAAGGTTCTAAATATGCTGCTGAACTTGTTGCTGAAGGACTTTTAGATGGTGTGAACAACTCACCAAAGCTAGACTATCTGGCTCAGTACGCAACAGACTTCCTAGACCAAGACCCTGAGAATAAGCTGGTTATCTTTGCAACCTATGTTGACATGTTGGAAATGATTGCCAAAGCTTTGGGCCCAGAAAGATGCAGGCTCTATTCAGGTAGAATGGACGCAAAGACTAAAGAGGAGAACAAGATTGCCTTTAACAACGACCCTAACATTCGTGTTCTTGTTAGCTCTGACGCTGGTGGCTACGGTGTTGACCTACCGTCTGGGAACTTACTTGTTAACTATGATTTACCGTGGTCCTCAGGAGCAGCGAACCAAAGGAACGGAAGAATTATTCGCGCCTCATCTAGATTTAAGACCGCCGTCATACAAGACCTTCTTATCGGAGGCTCCATCGAAGAACGACAGTACGAATCACTCCAACAAAAATCGTCAGTAGCAGAAGCGATTATTGATGGTAAAGGGATTGATGATAAGGGCGGTGTCCCACTTAGTGTTGGTAGCTTAAGAGAATTTCTTATGCTATCTTCTGTCTAACATTGGCTTAAAAGCCTGGGTATTAAGGAAAAAGAAGTACTTAATTGCGTTATCCGACAGGCTTTTAAGTCAATTTTAGTGTAAAATTATTCAATGCCTACATCAGCAAAGACCCCCACTCGTACCATCCGTGTTCCTGATGACCTGTGGAAGGCTGTACAAAAGAAGGCAGCTTCAGAGAAAATTACGGTTACTAGCGTCATTATCGTAGCCCTAGAGAAGTTTCTAGTTGACAAAGACTAACTAACCTACTAATGTCTCCTGTACTACCAAAGGGGATACTATGGATGTTACAGATGTTCAAAAGGAACTAGCTCAGTTCTTATCACTTAGAGAGCAAATTAAATTTCTTTCAGAACGCGAAACTGAGATTAAGCTTCGTCTTAAAGCTGCTGCTGAAAAGCTTGGTGAAGTAGATGGTAAAGGCCACATTGTCTTACAAGTTGGTGACAATAAGCTAACTAACCAGCGTAAGGTATCTAACCCTTTAAACGCAGAACTTGCCGAAAAGATTATTACTGAAAAAGGGCTCCTTGATGAATGTATGCCTTTTGTTCGTAAACTAGACCAAGATGCGCTTATGGCTGCATACTACAAAGACCTATTAACCGAAGAAGAGATTGAAAGCATGTTTCCTGAAAAAGTTTCTTATGCGTTTTTGGTTCAATAATGGCTGAAGATTACATTGAAGCTGCGTTTGGCGACCTTGATAAGTTTTATCCAGGAAGTAAGCGCAAGCGTCGTGAATTTGCACCAGTAGAGGTAAAGGATGTAGCATCAGAGGAAGCTTGGGATGCTCGTCCCTACCTAAAGCCTTTGCCTAACGGCATAGAGATTGAGATGTTTACAGTAGGCGCTTTAGCACTAGCTTTAGGTCGCCCATTCATTACAGTCCGTACTTGGAATAAGAAGGGTTACCTTCCTACTCCACCGTACAGACTTCCAACTAAAAAAGATAAAAATGGAAAAGAGCACAAAGGCCGTCGCCTTTACAGTAGAGCCATGATTGAGGCCGCTGTTGAGTTGTTTTCCAAATTTGGCGTTCTTCAGTCACCTCGTATAGACTGGAGTACACACCAGCAACTCGTAATCGAGATTGCTGAGGCTTGGAGTAAAATCCTGGCAGAAGAAACAAACACACACTAAAAAGGAGCTACACCATGGCAATACAACAAGATACAGACTTCGTTCCAGAAGTGGACGAATTTTCAATTGAAAACACAGAGTCATCACTAGATGCTCGTCCAGCAGGTGCAACCGCATCAATCGCAAGTGGTTGGGGTGCAGCAGAAGCTGCAATCAAGCCTAAGGAATACGCTAATAACTTTAAGCCTACTGAGAAGGCTCAACTCATTAAGTTTTTGGACCAGTCAGGTCCGTTCGCTGTTTACAACGAGCATTGGCTAGATGCAAAGACTGAAGGCCAGCGTTCATACGTCTGTGCAGGTCAAGGTTGCCCTCTATGCCTTAAGCTCAACGATAAGCCAAAGAAGAAGTACGGCTTCTCTGTTGCAGTAATCACTCCAACAGAAACTACTCTTGCTCGTTTTATTGCAACACCTTTGTACTTCAAGGCTTTGCATGCAGCCGAGCATTCCCCATCAGGACCACTTACTAAGAACTACTGGTCTGTTTTCCGCCACGGTTCAATGAAGGACACAATTCTTACACTTAACCCTGTTAAGAGCCGTGACCTTCTAGAAGATTATGGTATTGATGAAGCAAAGGTTGAAGCAGATATTGCTGGCATGACTTTGTTTGATGCAAGTGCTATTTACACTCTTAGCATTGCTGATTTAGATGAAGTAGCTAACGCTTTAATCTAACAACTAACTGTGAAAAGGCTGGCTGAGGATATCCCCTTCTCTACCAGCCTTTTCGCCACAAAGGGGATACGCATGAACATTATTACAACTAAAGAGCAACTAGATGAAATGGTTGCCTATTATTTAAAACAAGACTCATTTTGCTACGACGTTGAAACCGTTGGAGAACATCGCGGTATCACTGTGGTTAACGAAGTCTTATGGATATCTTTAGCAACCCATGGACGTGGTGATGTAATCCCCATGGGACATCCAAACGGTGACTTTATAGAATTAGTGCGCCCATTGACCCCAACAGGACAACGGCGCTTAGATGCAGGATTAGAGCCTAAAGAGTCTGACTATTCTAAAGACGATAAGAAGGCCACTGCAAAGTTTGGACCAGCCCCTGTTCAGCTATTTCCAGCAGAAGTTTTTGCAGCCCTTAAGCCTTTGATGTTTGGCGAGAACCGCACACTGGTAGGGCATAATCTAGTCTTTGACTTAACTTCTGTTGCTAAGTACTACAACGGAGAGTTTCCTACAGGTCCTTACTTTGACACGATGATTGCTTCATTTCTTTATGACAATAAAAATAAGAATAAATGCGGTCTAGATGACTGCTTAGCTCGTGAGTTTGGCTATCACATGGTCAAGGGTGTAGGTAAAGAGGTAGAGAAGTACTCCTTTGATACAGTCGCTAAATACGCATACCTAGATGCTAAATACACCTACATGCTGTACACCAACGTGCTTCAGAAGAAGCTCGAAGAAGGTCAGCTAACTAAAGTAATGAACCTAGAGATGGGTGTACTTAAGGTCTTGTGCCATATGAAATTAACTGGTGCTCCAATTGATATGGAACAGCTTCAAAAGATGTACAGTCGTTTTGAAATTGATATCGAAAAAGCTCGCGCAGACATCTATCGTATTGCAGGTAAAGTTTTCAACATTAACTCGAACCCCGAAAAGCAACAGATGCTCTACGGGTCTAAAGAAACTGGTGGACAGGGATTAAAGCCAAAGGTATTGACACTTAAAGGCAAAGAAAAAGATAAAGAAGGTTTGCCTCTAGAAACTTCCGATTACTCTGTTTCTGCTGATGCTCTAGAGTACTTTAGAAAGAGTAACCCGTTAGCTGCAGCCATCCTGCACTATGCGGACTTGAACAAGCTACTAAGCACGTACATCATCCCTTACCTTGGTGGTGAAGTTACTCGCACTACAGCAGGTAAGTCTAAGACAGAGTACAAAGAGAGCTTGCTTATTGATGGCAAGGTTCACTGCGATTTCGTTCAACATGGCGCTGAAACAGGGCGTTTTTCTAGCCGTAACCCGAATCTTCAAAATATTCCCGCCCCAGAAGACCCTAAAAAAGTTCCTGAAGATAAGCAATATGGGCGCATGTTACGTAACCTTTTTGCAGCCCCTGAAGGATACAAACTAGTGGTAGCCGATTACTCACAGATTGAGCCTAGGGTAATTGCGGCTATGTCTAAAGACCCAATTATGATGAAAAACTACCTTGAGGACGGGGATATCTATACAACCATTGGTGACACGATGGGAGTAGACCGCAAGGCAGGTAAGGTTCTTGTGCTTGCTATTGCTTACGGAGTAGGTCCAGATAAGATTGCTGCCCAAATTGGCTGTAAGCTAAATGAGGCTAAAAAGCTTCTTGATGATTTTGGCGTCAAATTCAATGCCATCAATAAGTACAAACTCATGGTGGTTAACAGCACCCGTCAAAAAGGGTACGTAACTACCATATTAGGCCGTAGACGTTATTTGCCTGAGATTACCTCCAAGAACTTTGGAGATAAGTCCTCAGCTGAACGTCAGGCGTTTAACACCCGTATCCAGGGTTCTGCAGCAGATATTATGAAACTTGCTATGATTAGGGCCCAGGATATGATTCCTAAAGAGTCTCGTATCCTTCTTACAGTACACGATGAACTTGTTACCCTGACTCCTGACCATTTGGCAGATGAGACAGCAGAGGCAATTCGTGAGGCTATGGAAGGAATTACGCTTCTTGATGTTCCATTACTGGCTGATGTAAAAATAGTTCAGAAATGGGGAGAAGCTAAATGAGTTGGTTTCATAAGTTCTTTAACCGAGATGATGAAGTCTACGTTGAAACAACTAAGATTCCTTTTAGCACTCTTGCCCGTTGGTCGTTGTATGACCTAGAGCTTGAAAGCCCAAATCAAATTGGCGTTGCGATGGGATTAAACCCTGTTAGCGATGAGGGTGATGAAAAAGAGCGCGAAGATAGCGCCGATAGAATTGCTGCTATTAACCACCTTGCGCCATTCCTAGACATGGTAAGTGACTTAAACGGCACTATCCTGACTATCAGCCAGCTAAACCTTATTAAAGAATCGGGCCTTATTGCAGATGAACCAGAAGAAGAAGATATAGAAGCTTTAGCAGGTTTTTTTAAAACTATCTCCATCTCTGCATTAATCATCGCCTTTTCATCTGCGGTGCATCTTGGTATGATAGAGTCCAACGTAACGCATAACGATTTTGTAGAGGAAGATGGCTATGAGCAATTCTAATTGGTGGGCAAATAAGATGGGAACATCTGCAGCCCCTAAGCAGTATGCACCAGCACCTCAACCACAATATGTTGCTCCTCAACCAGCGCAATACACCCCTTCACCTCAACCTCAGTATCCACCTACTCAACAGACAGTTCCACAAGCACCCCGCTGCCCTTCATGCGGTAGTGGTAACTATGGAAGCCTTAATGACGCTGCTCGTGGCATGGCTGCTGCAGCTCGTTGTTATGATTGCGGTTATCCAATTCAGCAATCAGGTTCTGGATTAGGTAAAGGAATTGTTGGTCAAGGTGGGCGTGGCGGAGGACCTGCAACACCTGCAAAACAAGTAGCATCAGGCGGATACAATCCACAGACAATCATTGGACACATTTAATGGCAGCAAACGCAGAACTCCTAAAAGTAATTAACAAGATTAACAAGAAGCTTGGCGCAGACACTGTTGTCTTAGGCCAAGACATTCGTGATGATGTTATGGCTCGTATCACCACTGGTTCGCTTGCTTTCGATGTAGCGTTAGGTGGCGGATGGCCACTAAACCAATGGCATGAAATTATTGGTGAAGCATCAAATGGTAAGACTGCTATTGCGCTTAAAACAATTGCAGCTAACCAAGCTAAAGACCCAGAGTTTACAACTGTATGGGTAGCAGCCGAACAATGGGTTCCTGAATACGCTGAAATGTGTGGTGTGGACCTGTCCCGTATTTATGTAGTATCTACTAACATCATGGAGGAAGCATATGAAGCCGTTATTGAAATCGTCGAAAGCAAGGCTGTTGATTGCGTTGTCATTGACTCCCTTCCTGCTCTTGTTCCTATGGCAGAAGATGAAAAAAACATGGAAGAGTTCACGGTAGGCCGTGGTGCAATTGCAACTAACAAGTTCTTTCGTAAAGTAGGAATTGCCTCCAAGCGTTCCCTTACTGAATTTGAGCGCCCCTTCATTGGAATTATGATTAACCAGTGGCGTGATAAGGTAGGAGTCATGTATGGAGACCCTCGCACCACTCCTGGAGGTAAAGGTAAGGATTACGCTTTCTTTACCCGTATTGAGATTAAGCGCGATGACTGGCTAGATGCTGGCATAGGTCAGGAAAAGCACCGTGTAGGTCAGACTATCAAGATTAAGACCCTTAAGAATAAATCTGCCCCACCAAGCCAGACTGCGTTCGTAGACTTTTATTTTGCGCCTGGTGGACCTGTTGACCGTGGTAACTATGACTTTGCTAAGGAAGTCGTTGCTATGGGTATTATCAACAAGGTCATTACCAGAGCTGGTGCTTATTACCGATATACAGTTAACGGGGAACAGCGTCAATGGCAGGGTGCAGATGCCCTCCTAGATTCAATTCGTGAAGAGATTGACCTTAAAGAGGTCATTGAACGCGATGTTCTAGATTCCATTAAAGCAGGGTCTAAGTTTGTCGCAGATGACTCCGATGAGGAGTGAAGGACAGAAGCAAAGCCGTAAACACGAAGACCGCTTAGCTAAAAAGCTAGGCGGTAAGCGCACTGCTGGTAGCGGTGCTTTTTGGAGCCGTAAAGGTGATGTCCGCACAGGTGAGCTGCTTATTGAGCACAAATGGACGGGTAAGAAGTCCTTTACCATTAAATCAGAGGTATTAGAGAAGATAGTGAACGAAGCGATTATGGATAGCCGTAAGCCTGTTTTGGGCATCAGCCTAAATAATGAGAACTATGTAGTCTTACTGGAAGATGACTTCATAGAGATGTTTGAGGCAATGGAGGATTAGTCCCTTTTGTGCTAGACTTAGGTTATACCTGGGAGAGGTTGAGCTTTACCCCTTCTAACTTCCAGGAGCATACTTGTACGATGATGTTGGGCACAACGAAGGTTGGCGCCACAAGGCTAAGTGCCGTGATAGGAATACCGAAGACTGGTACCCACCACGCGATAAAGCCTTATATAAATCAATTGCTGATAAGTCTAAAGCTGTCTGCTTTGGCAAAGATGGTGCACCAGTTTGCCCCGTACGTCTGCAGTGTCTACTATACTCCGAGAAGATGGATGAGCAACACGGTATTTGGGGCGGTCTAAGCCACAGAGAACGTAATGCACTCAAGAGAAAAGCTGCTAAGGTAGGGCTTTCATTAGAAGAGTGGGTATTACAAAATGGCAATAAAGGACGACAAGTTTAAGCCAACAGGCGGATTAAAAGACTTTCTTAATGTAGGTAAAAAAGATTCACGTGTTCTAAAAAGTGTAGAACGCTATGTCCTTGCAAAGCCTGCAGATACTTCACGTCGTTCAGACGTGCTTCACCCATCAGCAATTATTAAAGAAGACTGGTGTCATCGTGGAGCTTACTTTCAATTAATTGGCTTTCCACCACCACCATTTAAAATGACGTTAAGCAAGTCTAGAATATTTCAAGTAGGTCACGACATTCACCGAGGATGGCAAGATATCTTTGGTGAAATGGGCAACTTGTATGGAAAGTGGCAATGTGAAAGCTGTGGTCAAACAACCATGGGTCAAGCGTACCCAGCATGTCCCAACTGTTCCCATGCTTGCACTATCTACAAAGAGGTCCCATTAGTATATGAACCGCTTCGTATTCACGGTCATGCAGATGGAATCCTTGTTGGTTTTGGTGAGCCATTACTTCTAGAGATTAAATCAGTAGGAGCAGGTACCTTTAGATTTGAAGCGCCTGGGATGACTGTAGAACACAACGGTAATTTAGATAAGATGTGGGATGCACTAGATGCACCGTTTATGAGCCACATACTTCAAGCAGGTCTGTACATGAAGCTTGCTGAGCTATCTAACCTAGAGCACCAACCGCAAGAGTCGTTATTTTTATACGAGAACAAAGCTAATCAGACAACCAAAGAATTTGTGGTTAAGAAGAGCGACTTTGGGTTAACCCATATTTTGGAAGCAGCCGCTTTTGTAGTAAAGTCTGCAGAAGATAAGGTTGCACCTATGTGCAATATCGCGCCCAATGAAGGGTGCAATCAATGTAAGGGGTATAAGAATGTTTAGTTTAGTTGCTACAGGAATTAGTGAAGAGACTATTGCACTTCTAGAAAAGCAGGGATTGCCAGTACGACAGTCCTTGGATATTGATATCCCAATGCTTCCTAGCGACATTACATTAGTAGGTGACCAAGACCTTATGGTGCTAGCTTCTCAGTACATGGAAAACTACAACATGATGCGTACACAGGTTGCCTGTGCTCAAATTGCTGAGCTTGAGGCCACTAATGATTACGACCTTACAGAAGCAAAACTAATGATTAACACTTCAACTGGTAAGAGCACAGAAAAAGCGGGGCTTCTTAAAGCTGCTGTACTTGCTTCAGACCAGATGCAAGATAAGTTAAAAGCTAAGAACTACACCTATGCTTATCGTAAGCTTATGGAGACTACACAAGATAACCTAGAGCGTTACTACAACCTAGTCAGCCGTGAGTTGACTCGCCGTACATCAGGTGACCGTGAGCGTATGAGGAGCAGTAAGTTCAGTGCCTAGTCAATCAAGAAAACATCGTGGGTATCGTTCCCAAAAAGTTGTCGCCATGTACTTGGCTGAAAATGGTTTTCCTTTTGCCGAGAGTACAGGTGCTGGGCGTAGTGGCTCAGACATTACAGGAACTGTTGGCATTGATTGGGAAATTAAGGCTCGAGCAGACTTTTCCCCAAGCGCTGTTATCAAGCAGTTAAAAGACCGCCATAATGGTAAAGACCTTCCTTTAGCAGTTTTGCGCCTAAATGGACAAGGTGAGGCCAGTATTACCGAATGGGTGGGTATAATTCGTTTAGAAGATTTAGTTAAGCTGCTGCGAGAAGCAGGATATGGAGACCCAATTGCCGACGTATGATTTCACCTGTGTAGGTTGCGACATCGAAGTTGAACGTTACTTTACCTTTGATGAAACCCACCGAGTAGAGTGCGAAAAGTGTGGTAACCCTATGATTAAGGCTTTCAGCGCTACTCCAGCACACTTTAAAGGCGGAGGTTGGGGCGGCTCTAAGTGAAGTCCGTTAGGGAACTTAAACCTGATTACACAGGGACTATGGACTATGCCAATGAGATATGCCAAGAGTGCCCTAAGTGCGAAAGCAACCTTTGGTTACTAAAGGTCAGCTTTGCAGATTATGAAATTGCATCCTATCTACTAGAGATGGAATGCGCTATTTGCGGAAGTTACGCCCTAGCGCCAACCCCATTGGATAAATAATGATTTGTTCAGTTGAAGGGTGCACACGAAAGCATAAAGCGAAAAATATGTGCAACACTCACTACCATGCTTGGTGGGTTCTTCAGCCAAAAGAAAACAGAAAACCAAACAGAGGTAGGCCCCGTAAAACTACAGTTTCTTATTGGGGGATGCACAGTCGTTTAAGAGTTAATAGGGGAAGTGCTTCAAAAAATCTTTGCTTTGACTGCGGCAACCCTGCAGATGATTGGACCTGGCAAGGCACTTGCGAAGAGGTTTTGTACGGTTTTGCTAAAAAAGGCCGACCAAACCTCAACCCCTATTGCGTTCATTTAGAGCACTATTTCCCCCGATGCACCACCTGCCATATGATTTTTGATAAATGTTCAAGCAGACCTAAAGAGGGTTAGTTGCCATACTTTATGCCACGGGAGTAAACGTAAACCCAAGGAGCATAAATTGTCAGAAGAAAAAGAAGAAGGTTTGCTGCGCGTAGGCGGAGGAAGCAACCCAAAGTCCGTAGCATCAGCCATTGCCCACAGCATCTATGAGACACGTACAGCTAAGTTACGTGCCGTAGGAGCAGGAGCCGTTAATCAGGCCGTAAAAGCCATCACAATCGCTCGTGGATACACTGCACCTCGTGGCCTAGACCTTATCTACACCACAGGATTCGACAACATTGAGAGCAAAGATGGCACAATCAGCGCCGTTGTTTTCTTCGTAGAGGTCCGTTAAGCCGTAAATTTGGGCCAAAAGCCCTTATCCTTATTTAAACCCCTTTGCAAAGGAAAACTAATGGAAAAGCCAAAGAGCGAACCACATCTTGCCCCAGCATCAGCTAAGGTAAGCAAGGTAGATTTTAAGAATGAATCAGGAAAACCTGAAAAGGGCACCCTTGAAAAGAAAAAGGGAGCACAAGCAGGAGACCCAACCCGTGAGGCTAAGCCTTCACGTACAAACGTTAAGGAACGCTCAGGTGCTCGTTACGGTATCCGTGTAGGATTCCAAAAGCAAGTTTCACCTGAAGCTGGAGAAGTCCAGAGTAATGGTCGTATCATTCCCCCAGCTGTTAACCGCAGCCGTTCTAACTTCTCAGCAGGTATGGCTGAATAAGCTTTAACAAACTAGCCCCACCGTCCTTAGGGATTGGTGGGGTTTTTTGTTTGCACTACTAGCATATCTATGATTGAATACGCAAGTGGAGAACACTAAGAAGAGGGCATGCTCGTATAAAACTTGGGCAGCAACCTTAAAAGATGAGGACCGTCAAGGTATTGAAGAAATACTGACTTCAGAGGCATCTACTGCAAGTATTTATAGGTTTTTACAACAGAAGTTCGACATTCAATTCGGACTTACCGCCTTCAAATTTCACAGAAAACACTGGTGCTCATGTCAATAAGAGACGAGTTCAATAAGTTTGTTCAAACAGGCAAAGAAGGTTCCGACAACGTTAACAAAGAGGTACCAGAAAATTGGCGTCCTCGTTCAGAGCTTGACCAGAAGACTGGTGGATGGGCAGTTACATCAGCCCGTCAAGATGGCAACACTCCAGGTGCAGAAGAGCTATTGCGAGACGCAAACCTTGACCCTGCAGAATGGACATTAGTAAACAGCCGTCGTGGTAGCTGGCAAAAATGGGATGGAGAATGGCTTCATTCTTGGCGCATTAACGTCGTGCCTTCAGCAGGTGCTAACACAGACTACGACGCAGAAAAGCTTATTGACGAGCTTGTTAAATGGAAGCCAACAGGTAAGGTAAACGATTTTGAAGGCGATTTAACTGCTGTCTATAGCGTCGGTGACACCCAGTATGGTAAAGACGATACACCAGCAATCGTAGACCGCATGCGCCGTGCAATTGATGAGTCTGTTGCCCATCATAAGTGGCTAAATAAGAAGTACACCATTGGTCAAATTGCCCTGCCACAACTAGGCGATTGCATTGAAGGCATGACCAGCCAAAAAGGTAAGGTAATGGGTCGCCACGATATTGGTGTTTCCCAGCAAGTTCAGGTTGCTCGTCGTGTGCTTATGGCGCAGATTAAAGCGATGGCGCCTTTGGCACAAAAGATTATCGTCCCAGTAGTCCCAGGTAACCATGATGAAGTGCAAAGATTTTTAGTTTCGCGCCCTGAAGATTCGTGGGCACTAGAGGTAGTTAAAGCTGTAGAAGACGCATGTGCAGAGAACGACTTCCTTAAAGACCGTGTTGAGTTCCGTTATCCCGCCCTTGATGACAGCACCCTGTGCATTAATTTGAGCGGAACCACGTATGGAATGGCGCACGGACATCAAGGACGTGACATGATTAAGTGGTGGCAAGGTCAGGTTATGGGCAATTGCTCCGTAGCCCAAGCCGACATCCTTAATGTTGGTCACCTACACCATTATCACGCCAAGAGCGTTGGTACTCGTTTGTTTGTGCAAAATCCAGCGATGGACGGGGGCTCAGCTTGGTTTAGGGATAAATCGGGCCTTGAATCACACCCAGGAATTGTGAGCATGGTAGTAGGTCAAGGTTTTGACCCAAGACGAGAACTTACTGTGTTAGCTGGTTTTAGATAAGATAGACTTGTGGTAATTAAAGACCCCTGCGTAGCAGCAACTACCAGGGGCATGACCACTCAATAAGGAGTGATAAATGAATAATACCAAACGTAGCGTTCAGTACCAAACAAAAGATATTACACATTGTCCTTTAGGGCACGAATACACTCCTGAAAACACGTTTATCAGAAACAGACACCCTCATAAAAACGCAAAAGTCTGTAGAACATGTCAAAGAATTTGGGCTAAAAAAGCCAAAACTAAGATGATGCCAAAACGAAAGTCTTGGTACTACGACATTTTGTTAAATAGCTTTTGTTTAGACTGTGGTGAATCTAGACCCGCCACTCTTCAGTGGGACCACAGAGACCCTTCTTTGAAAGAATTTGGTATTTCAGACGCAATTCGTCAAGGGCACTCTAAAAAGAGAATTTTAGAAGAAATGGCTAAGTGCGACGTTAGGTGTGCTAACTGCCACGCTATAAGGACGGCTGAACAGCAAGGTTGGTATAAAGGACTTATTTAGGTAAAAAAAGGGTTATTATAAGAATATGCCAGGTACCCACCAGAACGTTCAAAATTTAGGCGCAGGCGGCCTTTATGGTACCAACACGTCGTACGGTGGCGGTGGTGTTCCCGTTGCAAGAAGCGAGTTGGACTTCCTCCGTCTTGGAGTTGGAAGACAGCCAAGTGCAGAATACCCAGACGGTTATCTTGGAACAATTCGTTCACGTCGTGATGACCGTGGGCGCCCTAACAGCACATCTGAAAACGTTTTAGACTCCCTTAAGATTCGTATTACCCAACGTGGTTACCAACGCGGTGTTCACAAAGGTGAGCGCATTGATGGCTCAAGCTATTACTATCCAAAAGAGTTGAGCCCAGCTCGTGGCATTGCTCGTCAGATGGCTGCTACTAAAGAGGGCAATGTCTTTATGAGCAAACGTAACGAAGACCTACAGTATTTAGCACCAGCACCTCATCTACCTAACGATGGTAAAGCAGGTCCTGCAGCTAAGAGCGATGCACCTATGGGTGTCAACCTTAATCGTGCAAAACGATTGAGCTCCCTATCACCGAATTGGAAATAAATGCCAGGTAGAATGTCAGACGGTGTTTATTCCCGTAAACCATGGCAAGCACCACCAGAAGCTGCATATCCTCCACAACAGTATGTTGGACCTTTTGCTTCTAATCAAGAGCGCTTGCTTAGCCAATCGTTGGCAGTTAACATGATGACTGGCGCAGAAATTCAAGAATTGGTGCGCCCACCACTACCTCAGGTACGATTGTTTCCTGACCGCTTTGGCTATACTGATGTAGAGCTAGGCATTGAGGATATTATTAATTTGCCTGGTCGTGCACAACAGCAGCGCAATGAAACAGACTTTAGTCAGACCCCAAATACAACAGAGTCCAGCAGCACTAACTCGTTAGGAACCACAATATGATTAATGACCCAGGTTTACTTACTGATTCAACAGGTGATGGCATGGCTGGCGCTGAAGATGTGGCGCTTAATACCCAACGTGACCTTAAAACCACCTATTACAATGGTTCTAAACCTTGTATTAAGTGTGGATTGACCCTAAATCCCGTACAATCATTACATTCAGATATGTGCCCTAACTGCAACCGTAGGCAGGCAGCACATCTAGTCAAAGGTGGCATGGCATGACCGTCAACAACTCACGTTCTCAGAACGCATCCCTTGAAGAGGGCGCAACAGATGGTAAATACCGCAAGCGCCGTCCAAACACTACTGTTATTCCTGGACTTGGTGACCAAGAGGTCGTTAAGAACCGTGCAGGACTTCATCCTTATATGAACTATGGTTTCATCAACTCTGAAGAAGCTTCTAAAGTAAACCCAGGTAAGTAGCATGGAACCTACTAACTCACAGTTTCCTATGAGTCATGTAGCTGTAGGTGGTAAGTCACTAAACCCTGGTCGCATCACCATTGCTCCAGGCAATCGTGGCGGTGCTTTTTCAGGCCAAGAAACAGGTTATGCTGCCTTGCCTACTGGAAAAACTAATAAGCCTCATCATGCTCTTGGTGGTCATTCCACCAATACTTCAGCACGCCCAGAAGCTGGTGACAAGAAAACTGCTTTTAACGCCGCTTCCTCAGATTTAGTAAGCAGCGTTAAAGAAAGTAAATTTACTAAGCAGAGTCAAAAAGATGACGAACTTACTAACAACTACCGAAAAGCCCAAGGAATGGTTGGTAGCGGTAAGGACCGTCCAGTAGTTAAGGTTAACAGCGCAAAGTGAATCCAACTGACCCACAATTCCCTACAAGCAATATGAGAGTATTGCCTCAAGGCATGTACAGCCAAGATTACATGAACGCTCGCAATCAGTCTGAAAATCAACGTATAGCTGCCACAGCTTCAGGAGCTGTTGCTC